GGCGCGAAGAACAATTGAGGAAAGCGCGATGGCTCTGGTTTGGATCGACGGTTTCGACGCTTACGGCCCGAACGGTTATGTCGCCGACGGCATTCTGCAGGAAGCCGGCTATTACCAATTCCAGAGCTTCAATTCCGTGCCGAACACGCAAGTCAGCAGCGATACCCGGACCGGCGTCGGCTATTCCGTGAACGTGAACACCTGGGGCCATTGGGGCGGCGGCTTCGGGCGCTCGTTCAATCTGGCCGGCGGTCTCATCGTCGGCTTCGCGGTCAAGAACCTGCAGAACGCTTACAACCGGATTCTGGAGATCGGCTACAACAACCTGCTCGGCGGCGTCTTCACGCAGATCACCTGCGCTTACAACGGCGCGAACGGGCTCACCTTCCAGACCGGCGACGGCGCGAAGGCCTACTTCACGGCTCCAAACGTTCTATTCGAGGGCGTCTGGCAATACGTCGAGATCAAGTACGTGATGTCCGGCGGGTCCCCGGTGCTTCAGGTGAAGATCGACGGCGTGATGGCGCTGAACACGGCTGGCGCTTCGACGAGCATCCAGAACGCCGGCCAACCCACGCTCTGCAACTTCCTGCAGTTCGGCACCGACAGCCCCAGCTCGGTGATGATCGACGACCTCTACATCTGCGACACGAGCGGCGCGTCGTTCAACGACTTCCTCGGCGACTGCGTCGTGCATGCGCTTCTGCCGAGCGGCGACGCCGGCCCGAACCAGTTCTCGCAGGTCGGCGGAACCGGCGCGGGCCACTTCACTTCGGTCAACGAGCTGACCCCGGACGGCGACGCGAGCTACCTCTACTCGAACACGCCGGGCCAGTACGAGCTGTTCTCCGTGCCGACGCTGCCGACCGACATCGTGGACGTGCTGGCGGTCGGCGTGAACGTCATCGCGCGCAAGCAGGCGGCGGGCGTCGGGACCTACGAGGCGGTGGTGAACTACGGCGGGACCGAGGAAGCCGGTTCCCCGCTCGCCGCGTCGCTTGGCTACGTCTCCCAGCAGACCTTGTTCCAGGCTCCGCCTGGCGGCGGCGCTTGGACGCTCACCGGCACGCAGACGGCCAAGTTCGGAGTGAAGATCGTTTGACCATCGACGTAACCCAGCTCGCCCTGGACGTCGTCGGCCACACGCCGTCGCCGATCCCGAGGGTCACCAGGATCGAACCGCTCGTGATGGGCGGCCCAGTCAATCCGAAGCGCTTCGTCTCGCGCGTCGAGGTGGAGCTGTTCGGAACACAGCCCGCCCCGGTGCGCAACTTCACGCAGGTCGTGTTCAACATCCTCGCGACCAGGACCCCGCTCTACAGGTTTACGAACGTGATCCTTCCCGACGTTTTCCCTTACGATATCTCGTACAATTCGGTCGGCTCGACGCGCTTCGCCACGGATGTCATCGTCGTGGACAGCGGCGACGATCAGCGCACCCAGCGGTGGGCTCAGCCGCTCATGGAATACGATATCGCCTATGGCGTGCGCACCATGGAGCAGCTCCAGGCGCTGATCGCGTTCTTCCGCGCGATGCGAGGGCGGCTCCACGCCTTCAACTATCGCGACATCGTGGACCATGCCTCCTCGGTGGCCGTTGTGACCGAGGCCCGCGCGCCGCCGCCCGTGACGCCGCGCGACCAGATCATCGGGACCGGCGACGGCTCGACATACATTTTCCAGCTCGCCAAGACCTACACGACCCCTTCGGGGCAGGCGAAGCAGGTGCGTCCGATCACGCGGCCCGAGAACGGCAGCGTGCGGATCGCGATCAACGCCAAGGAGGTCTCGAACTGGTCGGTGGACACGAACACCGGCCTCGTGACGTTCCAATCCCCGGTCTCGCTGACGCTCGGCCACGCCGTGACGAAGTCGGCGCGCGGCGCGCTCAGCGTCGCCTCGATCACCGGCGCCCCCGGCGACTTCTCCGGGTTCGCGCCTTACGTCGGCATCGGGCGCGGCGTCGTCATGAGCGGCTTCTCGACCGCGACGAACAACGTGCCGGTGAGCGTTACCGCCCCGCTGATGAGCGTTTCCGGGGAAGGCGGCGCGATCACGGTCCAGTACCCCGGCAATTACGGCCTGGACGCCGAGACGAAGAGCAACGTGACCATCGCGATCCACCCGGCCCCCGCGCCGGGCGACGTGGTGAGCGCCGGCTTCAAGTTCTTCGTGCCGTGCCGCTTCGACACAGACACCTTGCCCGTCCAGCTCGAGGACTATGGCATCGGCAGTTCGAACTCGGTCAAGCTGATCGAAGTCCGCCCGAGCGCATGGTGACGTCATGAAGAAAATTCCGTCGCCGCTGTTCCAGGAACTCTGCAGCCAGACCTGCCGGATCGCGACGGGCTGGCTGATCACGCGCGCGGACGGGACGAGCTATGGCTTCACCTCGTCGGATATCGCGTTCACGCTGAACGGCGTCACCTACACGCCGACGAACGGCTTCAACCCGTCTGCCGTGGTCTCCAAGGCCGATCTCTCGGTGGACAACATGGAGATGCAGGTCCTCGACAGCCCCGTCATCACGGAGGCGGACCTGCGCGGCGGCAAGTGGTCGAACGCCCAGGTGAACGTCTTCTGGCTGTGCCCGGAGCATCCCGAATGGGGCGTCGTCCCGCTGCGCGGCGGCATGCTCGGCGAGATCGTCATCAAGACCGGGCAATGGACCACGCAGCTTCGGTCCCTGTTCCAGCAGATGCAACAGCCGCTCGGCGTCCAGTTCACGATCGTCTGCAACTCCCAGCTCGGCGACGCGCGCTGCGGCGTCAAGCTCCACGCTCCGGTCTGGCGGCCGAACCACGACTATCAGATGGGCCTCCTTTCGGACGCCAAGGTCGGCGACATCGTGCAGCCGACGACGCCCAACGATTTCTGGTACGTGGCGCAATACACCTCGGAGAGCTTCTGGACGCCGGCGCCCGGCCAGGGCGCGGGCGCGGTGGTGCTCGTCTCCGGAGGCATCGGAGGCGGCGGCCCGGTGACCGAAACGGGCGGCCTGACGACGGCCGGCGGCTATCTCACGAACATCGGGGGTCTCGGATCGAGCGGCGGCTACGGCTACACACATGTTTCGCCCTCGCAGAACGTGCGAACGCCGACACGGCCCGGTCAGGGCCTCAGCGCGAACGACGACATGGGGCCGAACGACAATACGCAGGTCGCGGTCGGCGCTCCGCCCGACAACCTCGGACAGTTCGACTACACCGGCACGCCGGTGGACATCTTCGGCATCAAGCTGTGAGGCGGCGATGGGCGGCAAGTACGATTACAACAACTATTCGGTGACCCAGGGCGGCGTCGGGAACGTCATCCCCGACCCGACGATCAACCAGGCGACGGCGCGGAGCGGCGCGGCGGAGCCGAATTGGCCGACGACCCAATACGCGACCGTCAGCGACGGCGGCGTCACATGGACCGCGATCTACGCACGCAAGACCATCGGCGCGGTCACCGGCGTGCTCAATGCCCAGGTCTTCCAGCACGACAGGCTGGTATATCCGAACCACTATTTCCAGTACGGCGCGATCAAGTGGCTGACCGGCCACAATGCCGGCTTCCGCTGTGACATCCGCGACAGCTTCGGAGCCGTCACCCAAGGCGGAACAACCTCGAGGCCCTACGTGTTCATGCTGGAGCTGGCCCCGAACCCGATCGAAGTCGGCGACACGTTCCAGCTCACGGTGGGGTGCAACAAGACCCGTTACATGTGCCAGCTGTTCAATAACATGGACAACATGCGCGGCTTTCCGGACATGCCGACGGAGGAGCGCGCGCTCGCGACGCCGAACATTTCGAACCAGGGCTACGCCCCGAAGCAGACGAAGTAAGTGCAGATAACTGCAAATGCGACCTGAAGACTTCCCCGTCGATTATGTCCTGCGCCGCCGCGACATCGTCGCCGCCGCGCGCGCCTGGATCGGCACGCCCTACAAGCACCAGGGGCGCGGTCGCGCGGGGCTCGACTGCGTGGGCCTCCTCGTCGAGGTCGCGAAGGACATGGGCCATCCCGTCATCGCGCCGACCGCCTACAGCTCGATGCCGCAGGGCTGGCAGCTCACGAGGCCGTGCGACGAGCAGCTCTGGAGGCCCGCGCGCCAGGACCGGCTCGTCCCCGGCGACCTCGCCGTTTTCACCGGCTGGAGCCCGAATGAGCCGCAGCACTTCGCCTTCATCGGCGACCACCCCCACGGCGTGACGCTGATCCATTCGTTCTCGAAGTTCGACAAGGTCGTCGAGCAGCCTTGGAATAGGCTGTGGGCTCAGAAGTTCCACGGCCTTTACACCCTGCCGGGCACCGAGGAGCCGCAGAGCTGATGGCCGCGCTCGCGATCGAACTGGTCATCGGCCTCGGAGGCATGCTGCTCACGGCGCTGTTCACGCCGAAGCCGCGAAACCAGTGGGGCTCCCGTCTCTCGAACATCAACGTCCCGAGCGTCTCGCCCGGCAACGTGATCCCGCGCGTTTGGGGGACGATGAAAATCCCGGCGACGATGATCTTCGCCTCGCCGCTCATCGAGACCATGCACACGCACCAAGCCCAGCAGAAGAAGGGCGGCAAGGGCCTGTTCGGCGGCAACGCCGCCAAGACCTTCACATTCACCTATTCGATCGACGCGGCGTGGGCGATCTGCCTGGGGCCGATTTATCGCGTCAACCGCATCTGGGCGAACCAGAAGCTGCTCTACGTGGACCCGGTGGTGCAGTCGAACTCGCAGGCCGCCTTCGACGCCGCCTATCAGGCGGAAGCGACCCGGCTGATCGACGAGGAGGGCGTCGATCTCGATCACGCGGCGGCCTCGGCGTTCGTCTTCGCCTTCAACAATTACAACACGGCGGAGGTGACGCTCAGTTCCCCCGCGCAGGCCGTGAGCTACATCACTTCTCACCCGATCGACGACACGCTGGGCGTCACGCATGCGATGCTCTATCCCGACAGCGGGGGCGTGACCGCGATCATCGACCAGCTCTATTCGTCGCTGAATAACCAGAACACGTACCTTTCGCAGATCAACCGCTTCGACCTGATCGAGATTTACCTCGGAACCGATGGGCAGGGGCCGAACGGGCTCCTCGAAGGCTATCTGGGGCTCGGCAATGCGCCGGCCTTCCGCAACTGCGCCTATTTCGTGATCACGAACCTCCAGCTCATGGACTTCGGCAACGCCGTGCCGACCATGACGGCGGAAGTGCAGCGCACGGCGGACGGCAAGACGACGCTCGTTCAGATCATGACCGACCTCTGCTACCAGGCCGGACTTACAGAAGGGCAGTTTGACGCGCAATCGAACGTGGACCAGACGTCTTTCCCCGGCTTCGCGATCACGTCGAACCAGTCGGCGCGCGAGGCGGTCTCCGAATTGCAGAAGGTGTTCCCGATCGACGCCGCCGAGAGCGGCTATGGGATCGTGTTCAACATGCTGAACCAGCGCGCGACCCAGATCGTGGACGTGGCGGACCTCGCCGCACACGTGGACACCGAGCCCGTGCCTCCTCGCCAGGAGGTGACGGTCATGTCCGACTACGATCTGCCGCAGCGCATCAACCTGAAGTTCCAGGAGCCCGCGCGCTCGTACTCGCCGAACGCGCTCTACGCGGCGCGCTACAACACGCCGTCGATGAACATCGAGGACCTCGACGTCACGGTGGCGCTCGACCGCAACACGGCGCAGACGGCGGTCCAGAACCTCCTCGCGCACCGGATGCTCGGCAAGCGCAGCTACAAATTCATGCTGCCGCGCAAATACGCGACCCTCGAGCCGACCGACGTCTTCCGCATCCAGAATCCGATCGACCCGAGCCGCTACGACCAGTTCTACTGCACCGAGGCCCATGTCGGCGCGAACGGTCTGCTCGAAATTCACGCGGTCGATCACGTCTACGTGGACCCGAACCTCGCCCCGACGGACCAGGTGGCGGACGATCTTTCCGTCGCGACCGGCGGCAGCACGGGCCTGCCCACGACCTCGCAGACGGTTCCGTTCCTGCTCGACATGCCGCTAATGCTGGACACGGACAGCGACAAGCCCGGCTTCTACGTGATCATGGCCGGCGCATTCAACGGTTGGGGCGGCGGCTCGCTCTATGTGGACGTAGCCTCGTCGTCGATTGCCTCCGCCTACGGCTACAACTGGACGACGATGTCCTCGGGCTCGGCTTGGGAGGCGGTCGCCTCCTCGTCGATCAACGTCCCGCAGGGCACCTGCCTGACCGCCCTCGCGTCGGGAATGCACAGCTGCTTCTGGGATCGCAAGAGCTCGGTGCTCGTGAAGATCGCCAACGGCATGACGCTCCAATCCGCGTCCGAGGGCGACTGCCTGTCGCAGGCGTTGAACGTCACGGTGATCGGCAACGAGCTGGTCCAGTATGCGACCGCGACCGATCTCGGAAATAGCCTATGGAAGCTGACGAACTTCATGCGCGGCTTGCGCGGCACCGAGCGATGGATGGACAGCCACGCGACCGGCGACCGGTTCGTGCGGGTGACGGCGGCGATCGCGCGCGTCATCACGACCAAGGCCGAAATCGGGGCGCAGGATAGTTTCCGCGCGATTTCGGTCGGACAGGACAGCTCGACGGCGGTGAACGTGAACTTTACCGACACCGGCAACAGCCTGAAGCCACTGACGGTCAAGGTGTACGAGAAGTTCCGCGACAAGGACACGCATGACGTCAGAGTGAGCTGGTGGCCGCGCGTGCGTCAGAACGGCCAATGGCTCTCGGGCTCCGACGTGACCGTTCCGCCGAACGACAGCCCGGAGACCTATCAGGTGGACGTCTGCCGCTCGGCGGACCCGACGACCGCGGTGAAGTCCTATACCCTGACGGGGGCGGGCGTGAACCTTGGCGCGAGCTTCACGTACTCGGCGGCCCAGCAGGTCTCGGACCTCGGGGGCGCGCCTGCGGTGGTGTACCTCGTCGTCTACCAGATGAGCCAGGCCGTCGGCAAAGGGTTCGGCATCGGCGTCAAGGTGTCGTGAAGTTAGCTGCATGACTGGCCAGAGCGACTGAGGAGGCGGGAATGGCGTTGAGACTTCCGAATGAAATGGTCGCGGCGGGCAAGGCGCTCGACATCGATGCGGCGACCAAGCTGATCAATCTCGGGCCGCGCCCGTTCTATTTGAACGACGCCGGTCAGAAGGTGACCTCCGAAATCTACGTGCTCGCCGGCCTGCACACGATGCGCGCCGTAAACGCGGACCAATTCACCCCAGACGAGACGCAAGAAAGCCGGGACTGGCTGAACGCCAACGGCTGGAACATCCCCGCCTGATGCCGAACCGCAGGACCTGACCATGGCTACGACCCCGACCCTCGGCTTGACCCTCATGAGCGCCTCGCAGGCGCAAAAGGAGGTCGTGTTCAACGAGGCGCTGCTCGCCTTCGACAGCCTCTTTCGGGGCGTCGTTATCAGCGCGGCTCTTTCGACTCCGCCGGCCTCGCCGAACGAAGGCGACACGTACATCATCGCTGGAGGCGCGAGCGGGGCGTGGTCGGCGCAGGACCACAATATCGCCTTCTATTTCAACGGCTGGCAGTTCGTGACGGCCAAGAACCAGATGCGCCTCTACGATCAGGCGGCGAACGTCTGGCGCGTCTATCACGCGAGCACGACGAGCTGGGACGCGGAGCCCGCCTCGACGGTCTCGGTGCTGACCGATCTCACCAACGTGCGGGGCATGCCGGCCAACGGGCAGGTGCTGACCTTCGTCGCGGCGGACGGCAAGTGGGAGCCCAGGAATCCAGTCTTCGCGGCGGCGCTGAACACGCTGACCGACGTGAACGTGACCGAGGGCGGCTCGATCGACGGCTACGCCCTGATTTGGAATAACACTGACCATAAGTGGGAGGCCGGCGCGGTCCTGACGGCCAAGCCCGCCGCGCTCAGCCTTCCCGACGTGACGATCCCGACCGGCGTCCGCGACGGTTGGTTCGCGGTCTACAACGCGACCGGGCCGGGCTTGAAGTTCGTCGATCCGACTACGGTCACGATCGTGCGGTCGCTGCAAAACGTCGGCGACGTCGCCTATCCGACCGGCGGCTCCGGGGCCATTGCCTCGGGCGCGTACCTGCAATGGAACGGCGCGGCCTGGGTGCCCTCGACCTCGGCGGTCTCGATCTCGGTGCAGAGCCTGTCGAACGGCCCCGGCTCCTTCAGCGGGAACGCCAGCAAGCTGCTGCGCGTGGACAGCACCGAGAGCAAGCTCGAATACGCGACGATCGCCCTCAGCACACTGCCCGACGTGAACGTCTCGGAGGGGGCCGGAATCGACGGCTACACGCTCGTCTGGAGCAACGCCACGTCGAAGTGGGTCGCCGCCGCGCATAGCTCGGCCTCGCTCGCCGGCCTGACGGACGTTCAGATTACCGAGGGCGCTGGCATTGATGGTCAGGTGCTCTATTGGAAGAACGCGGACAGCAGGTGGGAGAGCAAAGCCCTCGCCGCCGTCGCGGTCAGCGGCGTTTACGGCGACCTGTCCGGCAAGCCGTCACTCGCCACGGTCGCGCTGTCGGGCGCATACGCCGATCTCGCGGGCAAGCCGTCGCTGGCCACGGTAGCGACTGCGAATTCCGACGCAAGCCGGCCACCGATTCCGATTTGATGCCGGCCACCGTTCCGGAACGAAGCCGGCCGCCATTCCGAGATGAAGCCGGCCAC